TGAGCGGCTACCAAGTCGCCCGCCATACCGACGCGCAGGGTAAAGCTCTTGTGACGAAGGCCAGCGTAGTAAACGCCAATGCGCAGTTCGCGGGTAATGGTCAGGCCTTCCCACTGTTTGCTTACTTGTTCAGTCATTGCATTACTCCGTGTAGTAGTTCAACGCGGCGACAGTCAGGTCGCGAGTGGCTTCACCGTCAAGCTGGTACTTGCTACCCATTTCCAACAGGGAACAGCCTGTCCAGGTCTGGCGCTCACTGCCGCCGTCCTGGGGGTAGATGGTGATCTTCGCGTCCATCAGGGCGCGCCAGTCCGGTTCGCCCGACTTCGGAATCGGCACCGCGATCTTGAGTTCATGCTCTTCAATTCCCTTGGCCGTTCCGGTTGCTCGGCCGGAGCGATTCATGGTCTTGACGACCTTGCGTCCGGTTTTGAGGCTCGGCTCAACGCTGGTCACCTCATAGTCGGTGCCGTTGATCTCAAGGACGATCAGCCCTACGTAGCTATCAGCCATCTAAAATCACCTCTTACAGGAGCAGGTCGATGCGACCGGCGAATACATGAAGGCCGTTAACTACGTCGACGGGAATGGATGCGTTAATGCGGTTTACGTCCTGGGCCGAACGCTCGAACACCAGCTTGTCCGCGTTGGCTTCGACCTCTTCGATGATCTCCAACTCTTCCAGCTTGTACAGCACGTCCAATACCTCTCCACGGACTGCTGCTGGGGTTTTCTTGGAGTTTTTTGAGCGGGGAAAGCGCAGACGAACGCGGGTTCGGCACGCAACGCGCACGTAATAAAGTGTGCGAATGGTGGTCAGGTCGAGTAATGACATGTCCGTCGCCCCGGCCGCCGACTTGGTGTAGGTGGTGACCGCACGGACGATCTGGATGACATCACCGGCCGCGACTTCCAGCGGCGTAACACCGTTACCCAGGGCGGTTTCCTGCTCAGTTCGACCGAGACGCTTGCTAATCTCCGGCACCTGGATGCCAGTAAGCTCCAAAGTGTTGAAAGGACGGGCCGGATCTTCCTGGGAGGCAATCACTGCCGCATAGGCCGCAGCCACTTGGCGTGCGGTCGAGGCAGTACCCGGCAGAACAGCCAGTGTGATAGCGCCCGAATTCAACAACGCCGCCAAGGTAGTAGCTGCTGACAAGGTGCTGGTGAGTGCTGCAACACCGATGATGCTCTGCTGTTCGATTGAATCCGTGTAGGTCTTGATGTGCGTGCGTAGCGCCGTCAGCGCGGTCTGACTAAACCAGGCTGGCACTAAGATGGTGTAGCCGCCCAGGGCGGTGGCATCCAGTGCAGCTGTGATGTCGGGTTCCGCGTCACCTTGCACCACCACGCCAACCGCCGAAATAGCGACATAGCGGTAGGCTTTAATAGCAGCGGCGGCCATTTCTTCAGCCACTGGGCCGAACAGCTTTCCGGCTTCGGTTGCGCTGTAGAACTGGGTCGGCACGTTGGGACTGACGGTAGCGTCTTCCCCCAGCGGGACAATCAGACAGATGCTTTGATCGTTGGTCGGCAGCGTTCGTACCGCCAAGCTGGTGTTGAATTCGAAGTATGCTCCCGGTTTACGGATCGAAGCCGGGATGGTGTCAAATTCGATAGTCATTTATCGGCTCCTTTTGCAGACTTTTTGGCACCGCTATCCGACTGTTCGGCAGGCGATGATTCGACGGGCAGAGTTTCAGTGGGCTCCGCTTCGGCAAGCAGCAGCTCGGCCGAAGCGATACGGCGGCGATAATAGGAAGTGTTCGGCACGTCGACCGCGTCGATTCCGATGTGCTTATCGACCTCTAACTCCATGGGCACCCGCAGACCGGGCGCGGCTACAACGCGCATTACTCGTCCCTCAATTCGATTGTGTCGTTGGCCACCGGCTCGGGGTTGTCCGATGGGCTGTGGTAGTGCATGTCGATGCCGACCAGATCCGGTAGATCCAACTTCGGCTTTTGCCAGTCCAGCTCGATGACGAATGACTGTCCCAGGACAGACAGGTGGTCACTCGCCAACTTGCCGTTGACCAGGTTGGAAAGCTCGGTTGGCCTGATGGCGGCGCGATCTTCCCAGGGCTGCCAGTCCACCAACTGATGCATACAGGCTTCCCACAGGTCGTAGCTGCCGATGTCCTTGGGGCCGCTACCACGCCGGGTTTCCCGCTCACCACGAGGGTGTCGTGTGGCAATGACCAGGCGGAAGGTGATCGGCACCGTGTAACGGTCCTGACTGCGCCGATGGAACGTCACCTTTGGCACCATCACCAGAATGGCCGGGCAGCGCTTGATCAAACCAGACACTAGGTCCGGGTCACTCAGTTCGCCGCCGTAGCTCTCCACGGCTAGGCGCGGGATCTTGGTCGCCAGTTCCTTGAGGCGCGCCTCGATCAAATCTTCCAGCTCACCCAGCATTACAAGCCCCTCAAAGTGCGGCGGTCCATCAGTCGAGGCTGACTGGTAAGCTGGATGCCCGACCGGCCAGCCTCGGCTGCGCCACGTTCCTTGTCTTCCTTTGCGAGGGTTTCCAGGCGCTTGATCACATCCTTGTAAAGCACCCGCACGGTCGATTCTTCCTTGCCCGCATCGTCGTACAGGTGATAGCGGGCGATCTCGGCGAGGTCATCGGTCACCCAATCCGGCGCATCCTCTCCGGCCGGGCGGAAGCGCAGGTAAAACGAAACCTCATTACGCGCCCGAGTCACTACGTCAGCGATCCTGGCCAACGTCATGACGACGACTGCAATATCCTCGGCATCCCATCCATCCAAGGGCACACCAGATGCAGCGGCCACCAGCAGCTCAGGCTCGATAGGACGCTGGTTATCCGGCACTGCAACCTGGGTGATATCACGTGCACCGAAGCGCACCAAGAGCTGGCTGGCGGACGGCAGTGAGAGGTTCATCTACCTTCGTCCTCGGCCTTGATTGCTTTGGGCTTGCCGGTTTTTGCGGAAGGTTTCGCGGCCTGCGCTTTGGCCGCTTCACGCTCCCGATCTTCCAGGAGTGCCGCTTCCCAGAGGGCATCGAGGTCGATATTGGCCGCTGTCAGTTGCCCTTTGTCCTGCTCGATCACAGGTGCAATTGGCGCAAGTTGCGAACCTTCAGATCCAGGCTCGACGCTGCCCGCGACCGGGGCGGCGGGCAGAACCACTGCATCACCCAGAGTTGAAGTGTTTGCTTCAAGCGCTTGCGACTGAGCGTTTTGTGCGGTGCCGGGCGCTTTCGATGGATCGACTTCCTGGAGGCTTTCATCGCGGCTGTCCTGTACCTGGTCGAATTCATCCTCCGCATAGGCGAGGATCAACTGAGGCTCTTTCAGCAGAGCCCGCAACTGTGTTTCGGAGAAGAAATCATCCGGGTAGCGGGCTGCCTGGCTGGAGTGAGCGATGCCACAACGACGGAAACCGTCGCGTTTTGAGGTGATGACAATAGCCATGACGCCCCCTTATCCCAGCCAGCTCGGCGACAGAACCTCGGCAGTGCCTGCCCATTCGTTGCCGTTGTCGGCGTCCTTTACCAGGATCTTGCGGGCAGCACCTTCCAGTTGAGACGGGACAACCAACAGCCCCGGATTGACGCCGAGCGGACGGCCACCATCCGCACGAAAGTTCTTCATGGCAGCACGGGCGAGGCCGTAGTTTTCAGCTGTCAGAGGGGCTTTCGAGCAGTACGCGAACTGCCAGAAACCAAAGCCGACGTTGGTACGAGCATCGACGCCATAACGGTATTCGTCACGCATGAAGACGTTTTCGTCGTCCAGGCTGGTCATTGCTTTCAACGCGTACTCGCGGCGCTTCTGGAAGATCAGCGGTTTGATTGCTCGACTGACATCGAGCAGATACCAGGCCGGGCCAGTTCCGTCCTGGTAGTTGCTGACAGAGTCTGCTGTGCCGGTGCCATCGGTTTGCGGGTAGACCGGATGGTCAATGTCAAAGAAGTTCTGGCCGTCGTAGCACAGGGTCGTCAGTCCGGCTTTCAGCAGACCGAAGACCAATTCGTCGGGATGCGCACTGGAAGCTCGTCCCATCTCGGCGAACAACGGTTTATAGACACCGATTTCGTCGTCTTCGATGGAGTCGCGAGGCACGCCGACCGAGGATTCAAACTTCTTGTTGGAGATGGAGTAGCTGTGCGCTGCCATGTTCTTCAGCACACGGTCGCCGATCCACTCGCGGAAGGTTGGGAACTGACCCAGCCAACCATAGGTGTTACTGGCGGACGATGACGGCACCAACGTTGCGATACGCGCCCAGTCGGTCGGAGTCGCGGCCTGTGCATTTTGGAACTCAGCCTTGAACGCTGTGAACAGCGCGGTCAAGGCACCCGTAGTAATGATCATGAATCGCTTCCTTTATATAGAGGGGGAGTTACGCCTTGCCCTTGATGAATTCCGCGTCGCTCATACCCAGCAGCTTGGCGACCTGTTGCTCTTCGGAGTTGAGCGCCGTGGCGACGTTGTCAGGCTTGCGCACGCCCAGATCCGAGGGTGCAGCGACGATTGGTGCGGCGGTCACAAAGTCCTTGAAGCGAGTCAGGCCGGCTTCGTCCTGGCACATGGCACGGTGATAGTCGACGGTGGACGGAGTGATCTTCCCGGCCTGGGTAGCCGAAGTAATGACCGCCTCGACTTCCTTGTCGTGATCAGCCTTTTTCTGGCTGGCCAACGCCTGTTCGGCATTAGTAGCCCGGCCGACCAAGGCGTCGTAATCCGCACGCGGGACGAACTGCGCGAGGTTCGGTTGCTGGGTGTTTGCCGCTTGGGCTGTAGTCTTGAGTTGGGTCGCGGCCGAAATGGCTTGTTCTTCTGTGGCTGTGTCGGGCAGGCCGAGCAGTGCCAAAAACGCAGGTGAAAGTTTCACTGGCGTGATCTCCGGGGCTTCTTGGTTGAGGGCAGTCATGAGGAAATTGGGGAT